TTTGCCGTTCCAGAAGAGGGGGCGGAGGTGGCTGTGTTCTTCAACCAGGGCGACGTGGATGCACCGCACTATCTGAGCGCCCACTGGGGCAAGCCCGAAGGCGAAAGCGAGCTGGCGGAAGAAGCCCAAGTCGATCCTCCCGACAACAGAGTGATCGCCACGCCGACATTCCGCATCGAAATGGACGAGTCGGACAAGGCGAAGAAACTCAAGCTGACCAATCGCAAGACCGGCGACTTCCTGCTCTTCGATGCCGAGGAAAACACGATCACCCTGCAAGGAACCACGGCCATCACCATCAAGGCGGTGGGAGCCATCAGTCTGGAAGCTGCGCAGGTCACCATTGGGGGCCGCATTGTCAGGCCGGTCGCCGACCCGATTTAGGAGAACAAGACAATGGCATTACCCATTTGCATCGAAATCCCAGAAATCCCGGACCCATTCAACATCACGTTGCCGGGAGGTATCAGCATCGAGCACATCAATCTGATGGAGGTCATTCAACCGGCTTTGACGCCGTTAGTGCCTTTCTTCAACATCATCGATACGATTGTGGCCATCTTCAATTGCGTGAAGGCTATCCCGGATACACTGGGACCGCCGCCAGACCCCACGGCGCTTGCCGCCTGTCTTCCCGACCTGGCCGAAAAGGTCAATCAGTTGCTCAAGCTCATCCCTCAGCTGTCTCTACCGCTGCTCATCGTGGGGCTCATCGATCTGGTCATCGATACGCTCAACCAGGCGAGAACCGAGCTGATGCATCTCCAGCAACAGGTGCAGCAGATATTGGGCGTGATCGACCGCGCCACGGATTTGGACGATGCTGGGCTTTCGGCCATTGCCCAATGCGCTCAAGCCAATGTGGCTCAAGAAGCCGCCAATGTGGGCAAAAGTCTGGCTGCCCTCGGAAAGCTCATCGGTCTTGTCAACCTATTCCTCGGCATGGTGGGCGGCCCGGAAATTCCTGACCTGTCGAATCTCGCAGGGCGGCCATTGGACGATGTGGTCGAGCCGCTCGATGCCATTGTGGATGCCTTGAAAACCGCTCGCGACGCTGTGCCGGTACCGTAGGAGAACGCCATGCCCAGCAATGCTCGCAATCTTCTTGCTCCATTTCGCCGCGACCGAAAAAGCGACTTCGCTTCCGGTGATGGTGCCGATTTGCTTCGTTCCAAGGTGCTGCAGGCCATCATGACCCGTGGCGTTACTACAAGGTCTTCGGGTGAACTGCCCTGGCGCACTGCCTTCGGAGCAGGCTTGGATTTGCTCAGGCATCAACGAAATGACCTCGCTCTTTCCGAGCTGGCAAAAATCTACATCCGCGACACCCTTCGAAAATGGGTGCCGGAAGTGGAGCTTGTCGGTGTGCTTCCCGTCAGGAACGAAGGGTCTCTCCAAATTCAAGTCAGATTCCGGGCTTCTGGGAAGAGCAGAATTAATGAAGAGATGAGTATCTCTGTCAACCTTGGAGTAGTGTGAAGCAGTAAAGCATCTGTGTCCTGTGTCAGACAGTTACAGTCTGAGTGATTTTTTGAATAAACACGTTTTCCTACCGTCTACGACGTGGTAGAAATCGGATGCCGTCGCTTTTATTTTCGGTCCAAAATGGGGAGATCCAAAGAAATGAGTTGCATCAACATCAGAAAAATCACAGCCATCTACGCAGTATTTGCTGTTTTGGGCATGTTCATATTGCCAGGTATCGCGACCGCCCAAGACGTATCCAGCAAATTTGAAGGTCGTTGGGAATATTATCCTGGAAACAATGACTTTGTTGGCAGAGTGGACATATCTGACTGCGACGGTTTGTTTTGCAAATATAAATTTGCAACTCGGCTGAAAAACAGCCCATGCCACAAAACTGGAAAACTTCAAATTGTTGACTCAAACTTGGCGATTTCGAGATTTCTTTGGGGAGGAGAATACAGTGGAAATTCTGTGGAATGGGAAATTCAGTTTCTGATTGAAGGCGCGAAAATGCAAGTGGAAGTTCTAGGACGTCCCATCGGAAAGATTGACAGAAGAAGTGGGCTTTCGAGCGGCGGATACGCCTGGGATGACAACGACGGCTATGAATTCAGTCACCTTAAAGATCAATGGTGCCAAAGTGAAGACTCCACATTTGAAGGCGAGTACGGGAATAAAACGGCAATAAACAATTCAGCAATAGCAATACGCGAATACACCGTTGATTGCAGAAAACTCTTGGGCGGCTCTAAGCCAATCTGGGCTCAATCCATGAGCAGCATCCGGTTGGAGAACGCAGATGTTATGTCGCGAGATGCACTCGTAGAAAAATGCATGGCAAGAGGTTGGCATTGCGAAGAAAACTTTTCTGGCGGCGATGGAAGTGCTGAGAATCCATATCAGATTACCTCAAGCAAGGATCTCATGAGTTTGTCGGCGAAAGTAAATTCCAACGAAGATTCCTGCTATCGATACGCTCACTATCAGCAAACATCCGACATTGATGCAAAAAATATCAAAGGGTTCGTACCGATCGGCCGGTCGGAAGGCACGCCATTTCAAGGCGTTTACGATGGAAATGGTTTCAAAATAAGCAATCTGAATTACAAATTTACAAGTCAGGACACCAATGAATTAGCTGTAGCTGGCCTGTTTGGTTATGTAATCAGAAGCGAGGGCAAAGACTCCGGTCTTCGCAATATTCATCTTGTAAATAGCAAAATCATTGTTTCCTCGAGCGGAAAAATCATTGTTGGCGGAATCGCTGCTGTCTTGGATAGCACGGTTTTATTGTCATCAAAGGCATCACTGGATATCTCTGTGAACTTTCTCCAGAAAGGAAAACATGGCAGCTGCAAAAACGTGTTTACGGGTGGAATCGTGGGAATCATGGAAGGTTCCAAGATCGTAGACAGTCGTTCAGAAGGAAAAGTGTCGACCAAGGTAGTATATCCGAAAACCATTTGGTTTGGTAATGGCGAGGACGTGTACAGCGGTGGAATTGCTGCATACGCCAGTGGTTCTGAATTTTCCAATACTCATTCGGCATGTGTAGTGGAAACCACCGCAAACTATACAAGCATCTATGCGGGGGGCATTGTTGGATATGGTATCTCGGCTTCGATATTCGATTCCAGTTTTACAGGTGCAGTACGATCTGTTTCTTCTCAACAGGAGGACAATGGGCATAGTGGATCTAACGCAGGCGGAATAGCCGCTTATCTTGGACATACGGGTTCTAGTGGTAGTGTGGGATTTATTCGAAATTCTGGCGGTCAAATTGTTCGCAGTTTTTCAAGCGGAAGAATAGTAGCACTTGCCAGCGGGGAGACCGCAAGCGCTGGAGGTTTGGTGGCTAAATTTGATGCCTCCATCCAAGATGCATACTCTAGCGGTAGAGTCGAGGCAGTGTCAAAAAAATCGGAAGCCATGGCTGGCGGCATAGTTGCCACTTCCAGTGGGTTTATTCAAAATGTCTTCGCGACTGGTAGCGTTGGAAGTGGGAAGAGCCGCAATGCGATCATCGGTGGATGTGTCGGAGAATTACACGACACACCATTTGAGGACGAAGATGACACAGCGAAAATTTCCAAGAGTATATCGTTCTGTTACTATAATAAATCCGAACAAGGGATGTCTGCCGTCCATGCAATTGGCGAGCATGGCGACTATATGTATTCAAATGTATCGCCCCTTTCTTTGAATGAGTTTACAAATCCAGCCAATTTTGTCTTTGAAGGTAAAGGCTTCCATTTCGGAAAAGACAGTCCCATTTGGTATATGAGCAAAGACGGACCGCGGCTTATTTGGCAGTGTTCCGACAAAGAACAATGCATTGGAAACAGCGAAGACAAATTGTCATCAAAGGATATTTCAATCGGCATGAAGCGTGTTGCCGTTGCTGTAAAAAAATGCGCATGGAACGAAACTGGAGAAGTTGCGGTTTCTGTAGTTATCCTAGCGGATGGCACCGTTGCACATGCCGAAACAATTGGCAGTTTTTCAGGAACACCGACGGGTAATTGCGCCGCGCAAGAAGTGAAAAAGGCGACATTTAGAAAGACCTCTATGCCCACTGTTGTTACGAATGTTTTTCATTTATAGTAGTTAATATCGCATGGACTATTACGACAATTTCCTCCGTGGAATTCGCAATCATAGCGAGTTTGTTCGGGATGGTGCTATTAACCCAAACAGATGGAATCAGTCTCCGACGAAGGTTCTTTATGTCCTGAAAGAGACCTATGGATATGACGGATGCGGCCAAGGGTGGTCAATGGCTGGAGAATTAGAAAGAAAAAATGGCTGGCTCGACCATGGCAGGGAAGCCAAGACGTACAAAAAAATAGCGCAGGCATCTTGGCTGCTTGGGAAGGCAGTAGACAACGGAAACCTTCTTCCTGAAGAAATTCAAATCCCCAGTGACAGAGAAACCCTTTGGAAGGCGATTCAAGACACGTCGATCATCAACATTAGTAAAACATCAAGCCAATCAAGGCGTTCAAGTTCAGCCAATATCAAACAAGAATGCAAGAATAACAATACACTGCTTCGCTGGCAGATTGAATCCTTGAAGCCTAAGATTATCGTTGCTGGTTCAGGAGTTTGCTGGGAATGCCTCTCCCATTCAAAATGGGGAGTATTAAAAGATATCGTATCAGTTAAAGTGCCTCGACATATCGGGAAGAAATTTGGGGACGTCTGGTTGTATCATGCAAATCATCCTTCAGCTTGGACTGCCGGAGGTTTCAACCCTCGTAAGATTTACCAACAATTATTCAGTATGCTCGATTAAGCCATTGAAACCATAATAGTAGGTGTCCCCACAGGACCGAGTCGATGCTTTGCCTCTTCGGAGGTGAGCTTCGTGGCACTGCTACCGGTTAACATCGACTACACGGACAAGGATTTCGACGCGATTCGCTTGCGTTTGATGTCGTTGCTCAAGAGCGTCTTTCCCGATTGGTCCGATTTTTCGGTGGCGAGCTTCGGCAACATCTTGATGGAGATGTATGCCTTCGTCGGAGACGTGGTCACGTTCTATCTGGACAACCAGGCCCGCGAATCGAGGCTCATCACCGCCACGCAACGAAAAAACGTCATCGCGCTATCGAGAATGCTTGGCTACAAACTTCAAGGAGCCAGGGCGGCTACCGCAGAAATCGAGGTTCGGCTGGCCAGGGTTCCTGCTGCAAATGTGGAAATACCGGCTGGCTCGATAGTCCGCACCCAAGAGGTCACCGAAGCGGTGCGGTTTCAACTATTGGACCCGGTGTCGATCCCTGCCGGAAGTGATCCACCGGTAGCGACAGGAGTAGCCGAGCACTCCAAAACACATACCCAGCTTTACGATTCGAGAGGCCTTTCGGACCTCGATATCATGCTCGACCATACTCCCTATATCGACGGGTCAGCAGTGGTATCGGCTGCCAACGGCAATTACGTGGAACGAGATAGCCTGCTTGGTTCAGGACCCAACGATCTGCATTATACCGTGCTTGTCGATCAAAACGACCGGGCCACCGTGCGATTCGGCAACGGAATCAGCGGAGCGCCACCCACTGGCACGGTACGCATCACCTTTAAAACAGGTGGTGGTTCCGACGGCAACGTGGATGCCCAAAGATTGGTCGTCATCGAAGGGGCCTATGCGGACGCCCACGGCAATCCTGTACAGGTTTCGGTCATCAATCCGGCACCGGCCTCCGGTGGCAGTGACAGGCAGACCGTGGCTTCTGCCAAGTTGCTTGTACCTGAGAGTCTTCGAACCATGACCAGGTCGGTGGCCCGGGAAGATTTCGAGATCAACGCCAGACGAGTGCCCGGTGTTTCCAGGGCCTTGATGCTGACCTCGAACGAAGACGCGACTATTCCTGAAAATAGCGGCATTCTTTATATCATTCCCCAAGGCGGCGGTTACCCGACGCCCGTGCTCAAGAACCAAGTTCTGACCATGGTCACCCAGACCTATCCTTGCACGTTGACCTTTCAGGTATCGGTGCAGAATCCCGTGTATCGAAAAGTGGATGTGGAAGCCCGCATCTATCTCAAGCAGGGGCATTCGGCGTCGAGCATTCGAGATCGCGTCAAAGGCAATCTGGCAGATATGTTCAGCATGTCTCAAGCCGACGGCACGCCCAATCCCCAGGTGGATTTTGGCTTCAATATCAAAGACAGCGAAGGCAATCCCGTTGGAGAGGTGGCTTGGTCCGATGTGTTCAATGTCATTCGAGATACGGTCGGTGTACGCAAAATCGGTGATCGTCATGGCGATTTGAAACTCTCCGGTCTTCCTGCAGACGTGAAGCTCGGCATCAAGGAATTTCCGGTGCTCGGCACTGTCACTCTCATCGATGGAGATAGCGGAGGGTATATCTGATGCCTGTTCTCAACCCTGGTTTCGAGAATGCCGGTGATGCGCCGGGGCAAGCAGAAAACTGGACCTTGGTGTCCTATGCCGCCTTGGAACGAATCGCCGGGTTCGGTCCTGACCCACATCAGGCGTTCGAAGATTTCGAGCGGTGGACCGAGTTTCTCGATGCCCTAAACCCAGAAGATGTCGCCATCGCCTTTTTCGATCCTTTGGCCGAAGGTTTCGAGGATTTCGAGGACTCATGGAACAACGAGTTCTACATCACCGAGCTTCCCACGGGGCACGTCATCACTGCACCATTTAGCGGAGGCGCTGTCGAAGACCTGGAAAGCGACTGGAACAATGACGACTACTTCATTGACTGGGGCGAGCTGGTGGTGGTTATCGGTTCGTTCGATGGTGAGTCCCGTGAGGACTACGAGGAGCAATGGAGAAACAATCAAGCATTCGCATGGGACTGGTCCGGCGTGACAAAAACCAGGGCGTACTTCGATTCCGGAGTCGACCCCGACGAAGATTTCAACAACGGCTGGACCGCTGCCACAACGATTTGAGAAGGAGCCATTATGGCAGAAATTGACTGGACCTATTTGAACGACGGACTGGATATCGCCACTGTGGACAGGGGCGTTACTTCAGGTGTGAGCAGACCGCCAGGAGGCGGCAATTTTCTCTTCGCTTTCAATTCCTTGGCAGCGGTGCAAGGCGCTGTAGCGCTGTTCGCCAATCTGCCTGATTTCGCTCCCATGACCAAGGGTGGTTCAATTCGTGGTTGTATTCAACGAGGGCCAGGCGGGGGGCCAACCGGCTTTTCACCGTTTTTGTTTCTTTGCGGCCAAGGCACCTCCGTCAACGACACCGCCTATCTTCTCGGATTATCTGACGACGACCCGCATCGCATCGTTCTTCGAAAAGGCGCGGTTGCAGTGGGGCTGCCGGACTCGGAAGGACAAGGTGTGCTTCTGGCTTCCGGCGAGAGCTTTTCACAAAGCACCTGGCTGCATCTTCGGTTGGATGTCATCGTCAACGATAATGGCGATGTGGTTCTGCATGTCTTCGAAAACGATCTGGATGCTCACCCCTTGGGAACCAGCCCGGATTGGCAAGCGGTAGGAGGCATGAGCCAATTCATCGATGACCATCTTGGCATCAACAGCGGCACTCAACCTCTGACTTCGGGAAGAGGTGGGTTCGGATGCGCCTTCAAGGACGTGACCCGTAGGGCGTTTTTCGATCACCTCGAGTTGTTGAGACAGACCTGATGGAATTCGATGCGTTCACCGCGAGGCTGGGCATCGGCCAGGGACGGATTGTTCCGAAGAATACGATTTCACTATCCGGGGACTACGTCTTTGCGCTCGGCGATGACGAGGCAGGCAGACTCTATAACCTCGCTCCCGGCGATTTTGCAGAGGTCGTCCAAGATGTGGATCTAACCGATCATGATCTCGTTCGCACCAACCTCCATTTCAGGGTGCCTTCGGATTTGCCAGGTGACTATTGCTGGGAAGTCTCGATTGTCATCGACGGTGTCAAAAGCGCTAAAGCCACCTGCCTCTCTGCAAGAGAGCGCAAGATAACGGACCTCGCCGCCAACACCTCGAAGCTCACCGGTCTGCATCAAGTCGGTGTGAGACTCGAGCTGATGGAGAGCTGAATGGCGACCATTGAACTGCCAGCACTGTACGTCAACAACGTGATCGCGCTCGCTGCGCTATCCAGACCGCTTCTGATTTGCCGAGATCCAGGCCCTGGCGAAACCGATGTACCTTTGGATACAGCTATCGCGCTGGAAATTGTCGACCCGCAGACTTCAGGTATTTCGAGGGAAGAAACCCGCATCTGGGTCGATGGCGTATTGGCCTTCGAAGGTGACGCTGCTGAAGAAATCAAAACGGGCTTCAATGGTCCACGCGCAACCATCGTCGAAACCAGCGACACGCTGCGCCTCGTGCTCGACCCTGTGGCAGTATTCGAAAGCCAAGCAGCAGTCACAATCAGAGTGGTAACTTCCACAAACGATGGCCAAACTCTCGATGAAACCTACTCCTTCTTCGCTCAAGACCTGACTCGCCCTAAACTGGTTGCGGCTCAAGCCGTCGGTCAGAAATCGGTTCGACTTTCTTTCGATGAGTCCGTCAGGGTTACAAGCCCCACCGGATTCTCGGTCGAACCCCTCGAATTCCCAGCAGTGAGCCCAACGGTCATCGATGCGGTGGCCAACGGGACAATGGTTGAAATCTTGCTGGATACCGAGATGACGCCTTCGGTCGATTATCGATTGACTGCAACCGGCGTGGCGGACCTCAAAGGCAATGAAATCGACTCGGCCTTTTCCTCGGTCGTTTTCAAAGGGTTTGTTCCTGCCCGGCCTACGGACAGGCGATTTGAACTCTGGTCGATGCTCCCGATCTGGAATCGGCGGGAGGATGTCACAGGCGACCTGCAAAAGTTCATTTTAAGCCTGCAAGAAACGCTTGATTGGCTGCTTGCCGAAGTGGACCGGTTCCCTGAAATCTTCGATTTGGAGCGAGCCCCGGAGTCTTTTCTGGATTTGATACTCACCGACTTGGGCAACCCGTTTCCCTTCGATTTGGACGAATTGGCAAAGCGCCGACTGGCCTCGGTACTGGTGGAGATGTACCGGCAAAAAGGAACGGCCATCGGCATCGAAAATGCCATCCGCTTCTTCTTAGGTGTAGACATCACGGCCATCACGCCATTTGCCGGGACAACCCTTATTCTCGGCGAATCAGAGCTTGGGATCGATTGGGAGCTTGGACCTTCGGATCGATTTGCCCGCTATGCCTTCAACGTCGAGGTGGACGTTTACTTGAGCGATATAGAGAGAAGCCAACTTCGCGCTATCGTCGACTATCTCAAACCGGGCCACACTCATTTCGTGGACCTCATTGAGCCATCGGCTCCGGTGGAATACGACCACTGGGTGATTGGGATCAGTGAGCTGGGGGTGACGAGCGATCTACACTAAGTGCAGGTTACTTGTTGTTCAGCAATCCATGCCGCCCATTGCGCTTCATCGTGATTTCCCAAAGAATTCGCCGCTCGACGTAAAGTCTATAAACTTGTGTCCAGTCCTCTATGGATTCATCTCGATCTCCAAACCAAACAGGCAAAGCGGCAATATGAAGTTTTTTCCACAATTGTTTGCCATATTTTGTTTGATAGGAAAATCCACCAGAATGCCCAGACTTGCCCTCTAGTGCTGAACGTTCGAATTGATACCATCGGCGACCTAAATGACCGCCTTCGCCAACATAAAAAATGGCATCATCCAGGTAGTCCGCAGTTCCAACCGGCGATTTATCAAAATGGGCGAGTATATAGACACCTGGATATACGGCCAATCTACTATTCCATACCGGATCGAGAAGGTTTTTCCTTTGTTCCCAAGGAGCCCAATCGCTGAAATCGCGAAAGACATTTGTTTCTTTGGCTCCATTGTCAAAATCCACCGTCATTTAAACGCCATTTTTCATCTAATAGATGGTCCTGCCAATGCGAAAGCCGATAGTCTCGTCGCGCTTGTGTGGTGACCCTAAAAGGTTACTGCGACCGGAACCACATCCGCTGTAATTACTTCTCCAATTGCCTCCCCTGTAAACAACGGATATTTTTGTTGACGGTGGAGCGAGGGGAGTTGGGTCCTGAGCCGGTGACGAACTGTCTGAACCACCTGCCGTCAAAACCGTCCTCGAATCTCTCGAAAGCCAATCCCATACCAATTCAGCAACATTTCCACTCATGTCAAAAAGCCCCCAAGCGTTTGGTTCTTTCCCTCCAACAGGTTGCGGAGCGTCTTTGTCAACGTAGAACGGATTTCCCTCGTCATCCCAATAAGCATCCAAATTCAAATGGCACCACGCAATGGCATCAATCTTCAAAGTCTTCATCGTTCCATCCTGGCTTGAGCTAGGGTAGAACGGCGTCAGACTTCCAGCACGGACGGAGTATTCCCATTCGGCTTCAGTGAGCAGTCGATAGCCTTCACATTGATATGGTGAAGACACGCTATTTAGCGAGATAGACGCGGAGTTGATGCCTCCCATTTCGGTGTTCATGCATGCCATATACCCGTTCACAGAATTCCCCTCTTCGCAATAAATTTGCCCCGTGCCTGGCTGATTTGCACAGCCGCTGCCCCACCGTGCCTTGTCCGGGCTATTTCCGTACAAACAGATGACATCGTCAAATACATAGCAAGGAGGTAATCCTGATCTAACGGACAGTTCGTTGGCGTACGCCAATGCATCATACCAGCTGACATTCTCCACCGGGCATAACTCGCCACAGTCTTCGCCCTCACCGTTGGGTCCATAGTAGCTTGGATTCCAACCGGTCACCGCTACAAATTCTCCCTGCGTAACCTCAGTTCTCTTGATCGCAAACGAGTGTGTCAACGTTACCAGATGAAGTGTTTCATTTGATTCCCTTAGAACTTCAGCCTTGCACGACTTCCCTTTGGGATAATTTGGAGGACACTTTCCATCTGGTGTACCCATCCAAAATGTACCCGCTGGAATTGTGGTCCAATTCTCGCCAATCACGAGCTGACTACTCTCCGAACGATGCATGCTTGGGCTTACTGAACGTCCCTGTGGCTCATTGGCATTTATGCCCGTTGGCCCCGCAGTGCCACTTTGCTGCGAATTCCAATTGGCGGAGTTGCCGGGCATCTGCCCCGTTTGACTGGTCGCTGCGGGCGGAATGGAATTCTGAGAATTGGCATTTGCCAGTGTTGCTGTTGCCGTGGGCCACATACTTTGATCTGAAGCACTCGAAGGCTGAACACTCTGGTTTTCTCCCCAGTTCGAAGACTGGTTTTCTGATGTTGACCATTGGCTCGATGTAGGCTGCGCCGACGCAGATGTCTTCTGATTGGAATTAGATGCTGAAGTAGAACTTGCTGGACGTTGTTGGGATGTCTGTGAACCACCACATGATGTCGATGCCAAACATCCGATGATCATCAAGAATATGGAAGCAAATATGGTCTCCCAATTCATTGTCCCTCCCATTGTTATATCGCAAATGGACGGCGATTAAAAATTTACCTATGAATCTGTATTTTTATTCTATTCAAGTAGTAGAGTTGGTCAATGTGAAAAAACTCAAACACCGTAAACGTGGTTTACAAATCCAAAGATTTCCACGGCAATCGACTATCTTCCTGCGGCAATCGCACTTGTTCAAACCACTCAATATTTGTTTCGGATTCTCGTCCCCATTCGGGGGTTCGCCTGCTTTGCCCCTCTGGAGGCCCCTAACTCCAAGGAGTATTGCATGGCGGATAGAACTGATTTTTACTTTAGGCAGCGTGTCAGCGAGGCCGAA